GTTCAAGACCTCTGAGCCTAACCCTGAAGCTGCTCCGGCTTCTGTCAACATTGATGAAGACTTCTGATCATGTCCCTACTTTCCACCAAAACCACTTACAACGAAGAGCTTGGTCTTTTTGAAATGACCGCCACCCTGACTCTTCCTCCCATCACTGTTACTCGGTCTAAGAAAGACAAGAGCGACTTCCGCTATGACATTCAGCGAGCATTCACTGATGTTGTAGAGCAAGTAATTGAAGGAGAGATCTAATGCGTAGTCGCCTGGAAGAACAGGTGGCTGAGTTGTTGGATAGCCTGAACATTGAATATGGCTATGAGCCTGACAAGTTCGACTATGTTATTGAGGCTAAATACACCCCCGACTTTAAAGTTGGGGACATTTACCTTGAGACAAAGGGTTTCTTCAAACCAGCTGATCGTCGTAAGATGTTGGCTGTTAAGAAATCTAACCCTGACCTTGATGTTCGCCTGGTCTTCCAAGCGCCTTACAATAAGATCAGTAAAAACTCTAAGACCACCTACGCCATGTGGGCTGAGAAGAACGGCTTCATGTGGTGTCCTTACTACGAAATCCCTTCTGATTGGTTAAATGAAACCAAAGAAAAGCCTTAGCGGTAAAATCTTTCTCAGCAAGAAAAAGAAAAGTCGTCGTCCACCCAAAGGTGCTAAACCTTATCGGGGTCAAGGTCGTCGATGAAAGACAACGACAGTGAGTTTCAACGCCATGAACCTTGTCCCAGTTGCCACAGCAGCGATGCACTTGCTCGCTATACTGACGGTCACGCTTACTGCTTCTCCTGTGGGTTCTATGAGCACGCAGACGGCAACCACAGCCAATCTACTTACACCCGTGCCATGATCAAAGGCGACCCAGTACGCTTAACCAAGCGTGGTTTGTCAGAAGAGATATGCCGCAAGTTCCGCATCCACAAAGATGGGGAAGAGCTGCGGTTTCATTATTTTGATTCTTCTGGTCAGATATGTGGTGCTAAGGTCAAGACCAAGGACAAGACGTTCCGTTGGGATGGGAAGAATGTTGATCACCAGCTGTTCGGTCAGCACCTGTTTCCAGACAAAGGCACCCGTCTGACTATTTATGAAGGAGAATTAGACGCAGCTTCTGGCTATGCTGCTATGCCTACTTGGCCTCATATGTCCCTACCTGATGGGGCACAGAGTGCTAAGCGTGCATTGCAGCGAGTGATGCCGTTGCTGCAGAGTTATGAAGAGATTGTTCTTTTCTTTGATAATGATGAGCCCGGCAGAAAAGCTGCAGAGGAGTGTGCTCAGCTCTTGCCACCAGGCAAGGTTAAGATTGCAAGAATGGAGAAGTACAAAGATGCTTCAGATGCCTTGCAAGCTAGTGACTCGGAAGCCATACGCCGTGCTGTTTGGGATGCAAAAACGTACCGACCTGATGGAATTGTTGATGCAAAAACCTTACTCGACTTAGTTTCTGAGCCGTTACCGCCATGTGCACATGACTACCCCTTTCAAGGATTGCAATCAAAGCTTCACGGGATCAGGTACGGAGAGCTTGTCACGATTACTGCAGGATCTGGTATTGGAAAGTCCTCCTTCTGTCGTGAACTTGCAACTGACCTTCTTAATAAAGGAGAACGAGTCGGTTACCTGGCACTTGAAGAATCCAACCGTCGTACAGCTCTCGGACTGATGTCCGCTGCTAAAGGTAAATCATTCCACATTGGAGAACATGACCGAGCTACTCTCACCAAAGCTTATCAAGACACTCTTGCTAATTGGAACCTTTATCTTTTTGATGGGTTTGGGTCTTTTGATCCTGATGTCATCTACAACCGAATTGAATACCTTGCCACCGGGCTTGAGGTGCGTTGTGTATTCCTTGATCACCTCTCAATCCTGCTCAGCGGGCTTGACGGAGATGAGCGTAGGATGATTGATACAACCATGACCCGTTTGAGGTCGTTGGTTGAACGCACTGGTATTTCATTATTTCTTGTTTCCCACCTTCGCAGAACATCTAATGACACCAACCACGAAGAAGGAGCCCGAGTCACCCTCGGACAACTACGAGGTTCGGCAGCTATTGCTCAATTGTCAGATGGAGTTATTGCGCTTGAACGGAACCAGCAAGCGGATCGAGGAGGCTCTTCTACGACTGTGCGAGTCCTCAAAAACCGTTATAGTGGGGAAGTGGGAGTAGCTTGTCAGCTTACCTACGACCTAGATACTTGTAAATTTACAGAGACTGAAGCTAATGACTTCGACCCAACAACAGACTTCTGATATCCCTCGTGAAGAGCGTATGACTGCTGTTATGTATGTACAGCAGGATGGATCAGCACTGTATGCTTATAGTCCTAAACCTCCTACCCCTGAGGCAATCAAGCGAGCACAGTTCGTTGATAAGACCTACAAGTGGACAGGTAAGTGAATCTGATCTTTGACTTAGAAACAGACGGCTTATACGATGATGCTACCAAGGTCCACTGTATTGGCATCTATGATATCGATACTGAACAGACTCTTGTATTCAACGATGAAGGTAGTGAGCAACCTATTACGAAAGGCGTTCAATTACTTGAAGATGCCCAATGTCTTATTGGCCATAACATCATCGGTTATGATCTACCTGTTCTCCGTAAACTCTACCCTTGGTTCAGCCCCTCTGCTAGGATTGTGGATACTTTGGTTCTCAGCCGTGTTTATCATGCTGACATGCTGAAGACTGATCAGAAGCGTAGGCACATCAAGATGCCACCACAACTGCAGGGTCGCCACTCACTGGAATCATATGGTTACAGATTGGGAGAGTACAAGGGAGAGTTTGGTAAAGATACTGACTGGAAGAACTGGTCACAAGAAATGCAGGACTACTGCATACAAGACGTAAAAGTAACACAGAAGTTATGGCAACATTTCCACCCATACCTGACTTCATCCAATTAGAGCATGACGTTGCAACCATCCTTACAGAACAAGAGATACATGGGTGGTACTTTGATGAAAGAGCTGCATGGGAACTTGAATCGTCTCTCAGACGAGAGCTTGAAACACTTACTCAGCTACTACGCAACAGGTACCCTCTCATTAAGGATCGAGAGTTTACTCCTAAACGAGTTAACCGCACAACGGGATACGTCGCAGGCGCTCCTCTCACTAAACTAAAAGAGTTCAACCCTGGCAGTCGTGACCACATTGCATGGGTCATGAAGAACCATCACGGTTGGATTCCCGATAAAGAGACAGCAAGTGGCAAGACTGCCATTGATGAAACTGTACTTAAGGATATCGGTACAGAGGAAGCACTTCAGTTCTTCCGTTGCCTAGAGTTAACTAAGCAACTAGGTATGTTGTCTGAGGGCAAGAACGCTTGGCTTAAACTAGTCAAGGGTAACCGTATTCACCACCACTGCTCAGTAGCTACGAACACACATAGGTGTGCTCACCGTAATCCAAACCTTGCACAGGTTCCAAGTGATCTTAACTTTAGAAAGCTATTTATCGCTAGCCCTGGGCTTTACATGGTTGGCGCTGATCTCGCAGGCATTGAACTACGAATGCTCGCACACTACCTTGCCAGATATGATGGAGGCCGCTACGGAGACGTACTTCTCAATGGTGACATACACCAAGAGAATGCAGACAAGATAGGTATCTCAAGGAGACTAGTAAAGACTGTAACCTATGCGTTTCTGTATGGGGCAGGTGATCAAAAGATAGGACTTAGTTATGACCAAAGCCTTTCCCCGAACAAGGCAAAAGAAAAAGGGGCTGAAATACGAAGTGCTTATGTTGCTGCCATTGACGGCTTGGATAGTCTTCTTACCGCTGTTCGTCAAGCAGGTGAGCGAGGCTTTATCAAGTCAATAGATGGACGCAAGATTTCTGTAGACAGTCCACACAAGGCACTCAACTACTTGCTTCAGTCAGGGGCAGGTGTTGTTGCTAAGCGGTGGATGGTCATCGCTAATCAGAACTTCCCAACCATTGACAACGACTATCTCAGTCACACTCACCAACTTGCATTCA